TATTTGCCACTGCGAATAGTTGCGGCATTCCATGAATCCAGGACCACTGTGGCTGTAGAGGCTGTTGTTAATACAGAGGAGTTTAATTGAATTCTGTTGTCAATAACAAGATTACTGGCCATCAAGCCATAAGCTCTATCTCTGTCAAATCTAACAGTGAAATCACCAGCATCATTGGTTGTGAAATCTACTGCTCTTTTTCCATCATTATCATAAATGGTATTACCATTTACTTTAAGGTCGCCATTAAGTGTCACTAGATCTTTGTTGGCTGTAAGAATATTTTGATAACTGCTACCATCATTTATACTTGAAGCCATGGTAAAACTGGGTGCTGTTGGGCTGTATACAGCCATCAGGGTGGCATATTCTTTTCCACCAGCAAAGTCACTATAACCAAAACCACCCAGGTCATGGTCAAGTTCAAATCTAATGCCGGTGCCATCACCAGTGCCAGGTTCTGTACCCGAATAGGTCTTTTTAAGAACAATAGCACTGTTTGGACCAGCACTACTATTGTAGTATTCAAATATGGGTCTGTCAAGGTTCTCTCTAGCACTCAATGTATTTCTGACCACAAGTTTTTGATTTTCATCAACACTTACAAAATGCCCTGCTGTGTAAGGTGCTGTGGCCGTAACATCAGTTAGTTCTTTAAAAGATTGAGTTGTTATACCTGTTGTAGCAACTGTGATTGTGGCTGTTGAAGGCGTAACAGTTACTTCTTGTGTGGTCTCATTGACCGTGATGGTATTTGTTGGAGGAAGGGTAACAATAATGGCCATATCAGTTTCCTTACGCTGTGATAGCAGTGTAGCTTACACTTGATGTAGGCGAACCAATTGTGGCGTCAGGTTCAAAGCACTGAATCAAAGCCCAACGATGTGTATTGACTGTGATGGGATAACCTGTTGTGGCAGGAGTAGTCCAAGTGACACCAACAATGGTCACTGGCACTTTGCTTCTAGCATCTGGCAATAAAGGACCTGTATACAAACCACCTGGGATTGTGATGTTTACACGACCAGTTGCGGCCGTAATCACATTCACAATGGTTGTGTCTATTGTTAAATCTACTTTGGGAAAATAACCTATTACTTCACTGGTGGCAAAGTTGGGTTCACCTGATACTCTATCAAATGCCACAGGATCTACTACTAGAGTTTGATGATCAATTGCCCAAGTCCATCCTGTAATGTCTTGACCAAAATTGTATTGATATGTTTGTTGTGTTGACGGAAAGATCTGTTTGATCTGAATATTGTCTGGACCGCCAATATAGTTTGAAAAGTTTAGCACGCCTGCCATGAAGGACTCCTAAGGGTTAAAACAACATCTAAGGATGTTATGGTATTATTTAGTCAAGGTGCCGTGGGCCACTCGACAGCAGTAGGATACCCTGGTTGTAGTGTAATATCACGCAGTGCTTGACGATACGTTTGCCACTCAGCATAGGCTGTACCCAGTCTAGTTTGTGCTGATAATGTATCAGTCCAGTCGCTGTCTATTAATAGTTGTTGACGTTGTGCTAGAACTACTCGTGCGGCTCGTTCTGCGTCTGCTATCCAAGACCGAGTAGTGTAATCAAACTTGTAATATTCGCCAGGCTTGACAGGCATATCAACAGGCATATTAGTTTCCGTATCGTGATATTGCGTATATGCGTTTACTTGTCCATAATAAACACTTGAACCTTCAGGTATGTCACTGCCCTGAAGTTCCTCCATGTTAATACCTGTTCGTGTATACTGCCCAGTTGGGGTATAAAATGCGTAATTAATCATCTCTTTGCTCCTAATACAATCAGTTCAATTCTATTACTGGTCCATGAACCACCATAGCTATTATATACAAGTGCTTCTACTTTGTATTGCCCACCTGTGACCAGTTGTGTTGAGCCAGTAAATGTTGCTGTGACTTTGTCGCCTGTTGGCCCCATTGTTTGAACCATACGTTTTCCAATTGGTGCTCCACCAAATGTACCTACTAAGACATCACCGGCATTTAAAATATTAAACACAACCTCAATATCACCATTGCCTGGATCTACTTTGGTGGCAGTAAAGAATACATTTAGAATAGTTCCATCAATATATGTCTGTAATGGCAATCTAAATTTAAATGCGGCACTATCACCACCAGTGCTGTAGTTAAATGTGCGTGGTGTTGTATCTTGTCCACTTTGAATCTGTGTCACAGAGTTGGCTTGTAAGTTGCCGGTGGCAACAATGTCACCATTCAAATAAATCTTATCGCCACTGTTGCCACGATACACAATGTTGGTTGTGGCAGTTCCCATAGCAAAACCACCATTGTCATACAAGTGTGTTCCACGCCCTGTCATTGTGCTGACACTGGTAATAGTAGGTGCTGAACCAATTGTTATGTCACCTGCTGTCAATGTACCCATGTTGGCAGTGATGGCACTTAGGCTACCAACTTTTAAACTGCTTAGGTATGGTATGTTCCATACCGTGGCATTGGTTGCTGGGTTGTAGATACCATCACTTTGGTATAAACTTTCACCTACACTCAACACACCTGGGCTACCTGACCATGACGTGCCAGCACCCCATGAACCAGATGGAGGATAAGAAGTTGAACCTGTTGTTGTAATTGTGCCTGGGCTAGAACCCAATGCGGCCAATGTTGTTTGTGTGTAGGCTATTCTACTGCTTAGGCCTGCCGTGCCTGCGGCACCATTAGCACCTGCTGGTCCAGTGGCACCTGTTTGACCAGCATAACCTGTGGCAATTAGTTTGCTATTAGTCCAGTTAAAACTTGTAGTTGCGGCTGTAGCAGTATCTTGAACAGGCACACTGGCCTTCCACAATGTGTAGCCCGCACTTGGACTTGTTGTTATTGTCAAACTCCAACCTGAAGGTGCCAAGTATGAACTTGTTGACCAAGTATAAGTGCCTGTTCCTGTGGGACTAGCAGGCAAACTGGCAGCCCACTGATATACTTCAGCAAATGCGTTCTTTGTCCCCGACGCACCATTGGTGCCATTCATTGTGTCACTGTAGATTGTAAAATTGCGTGAATTAACTGGATCATTGCCATCCCAAGTTGCTGTAGTATCAGTAGCAGTTGCTAGGTCTGTGATGCTTTGTTTTGCCACCCATAACTTAATACCACTTGTGCCTGGATTGCTTGGAACTGTTGTTGTCCAACCATTGCTCATGCTATTCAATGACTGCTTTGCTGTAGCCCAAGTATAGATAGTTGAACCAATGGGCGGGGCTGACGTTGTTGGATCAACTGTGCTCCATAGATATAATTCTACTGCGGCAGTTTGACGACCTGGATCGCCTGCTTTGATACCAATTAAGGGCATGGTATCAAATGCCACAACAGCACTGCCAGTTGAACCTTCACGTACTTCTACTCGGATGGTATCAGGCATTTGGCCATAATTGGCTTCTGGTGTGTATGAATAAGTGCTTTGGTCATTATGTTGTTTCTCAACATTGTCTTCCAGGAACCTATAGTAAACTGTGCCTGTCATATTCTTTGCTGTGGCAGTGATCACAATGGGACCTGCGGGTGCGGGATTCAAACCAGCAGAGTCATATGTGAATGCCATAGCAGGCGCTGTAAGTGTAACTACCTTGGCACTGGTGCCAGGTGTTCCTGCCTTTTGCTTGGCAATGGTAAACACCTTGTCAATGATTGTGCTGCCTTTGGTGGCTCTTAATGTCACGTTGGCAACATCAACAGCATTGTTCATATTTGAAATACTAAACTTGTTCTTGTTTGATTGTGTGCCAAATGTGCCAGTGACAGCTCCTGTTGGGCTCACATTAACTTGAGTAAAAGTCCAGTCTTGTGTTGTTTCAGTAATGCCTTCGTACACTTTAAATTCAGTTACTGCTTGCGTATAACTTGTGACACTGCCTTCGTAAGTGGCACTAACACCAGCATACTCATTTGTCAGCAAACCAGTCAAACCACCCACACCATCTACTGGCTCATATAATTTGACCAAGGTCACACTGTCCGTGTAGGCACCGTTTGCGGCTCTAATTGTGACTGAGTCTGAAGTTTGATTTGCTGTGCTAAAAGTTCTTGTAGAACCTGAACCTATCAAGCCACCTGTGATTGCGCCACTGGTGATAGTGAACACAGGATTACCAGTAAGCCCACCACCTTGTGTGGCAGTGAGTGTAACAGTTGTGGGAGTTATTGTTCCTGTTTTAGCAACTTTAATAACCTCAGCATCACTGCTTAGGTACAGCAAGGGACTACTGACACCATCAACACCATTCTTTAACTTGGTAATACCTACACTACGAGCACCTAAATCATAAACAACGCCTGCGCTGTCTTTATAACTTAAACTTGCGCTTAGGGTAGTGCTGTCTGTGGCAAGCCCTGTGATAGTCCAACTCACACGATCTGTCGTGGTATTATAACTAGGTCCATTAACAGTTAGTCCTGCGCCTGCGCTGAATCCACTTACTCTCCATGAATCATTTACCATTGCGGCATCTGAACCAGCAGTGCTCAACTGAACTACTCTACTACCTATTTGAATTAGTAGTTCTATCACTTGACCTGTTTGTGTAACCACGCCCGCTGTAGAGGCTGGAACAACAACTGGGTTTGGTGAGAATACAACAGCAGCCGCAACTTCTTGTACTGTGCTAACAATCGGATCCCAGTAAATGCTGACAGGTTCACTTAATGGACCATACACACCTTTAAAGCCCAGTTGTGCTCGGACAAAATAACTTTCGCCTGTTTTGTTTGCGGCAATACCAGCATACTGTTGATCTTTGTATTGTCTGTCCACCAAGTTAGTGGGCAAAGGACTTGGGTTAGGCAAGAAGCCATCTGTGCCAGAATTGGGTCTTAGACTTTGAAAGTAAGCATAACTTTCTGCCGCAGGAGTTGACCCACTAGGGGCTTGAACATAAAATAACTTTAACTCATCCCAAGGACCGCCAACAGTGGGCATTGTTGTGCGTAGTGTAAAGTTTGGAATAGACGCCACTGAGTTGATCAAGTCTGCTGGGAATTCCAAGATAGGTAGTGCTGATGTGAGTCTGGCATTTTCAGGATTGATACCAATGCGTTTGACCAAGCTAAAGTCTTTCATGGACTCATCCGCATACACATCAGGATTGTATTCACTTGCTGTGATTTCAACTGCCAGGGCACCTTCAGCACTTTCAACTTCTTTAACTCGATTAATGCGGAACAACTGATTGTTCCAACCATAAATTGGATTACTAACTTTAATCACATCACCTGCTTGTGATTGGATGCCGTAGTGACTGGCTGTGAAAGTGATGATTAGGTCTTGGCGTGTTTGTTTTAGTTCTATCAAACCAATACGATCTGCTTGAACACTGCGATTTGTCAAATCAAGAACCATGCTGAGTTTGTTGTCTGGCTCATTGGGGTTCTTTACAATACCACTCATGTCAGGATGTGAATAACCACGTTGGTCTTTGTTGTATCTGTCCACATACTCTAACTCTAAGTCATTGTACAAGTCTGTCAAGCTGGTGGCACTTAGATTAATGCCTGATAAGATATTGCTGTCATCAAATATCAACGCCGTTGAAGTATCAACTGCTTTCTTCATAACAATACGCCACTGCCCTGCCACTACATTATAACTGAGCCATGACGCAGAGTTTTGTAAAATACGATCCATGTTGTCTTTGACACTTACAGAGGTATCAAGAATACCATTGATTCTGTATCTAGGAGTTGTGGTATCTGCTCCACCATCTTTGTTGAGTTGGTTAGCAGGGATGGTATCACTCCAAGTGTTTAAAGCACTTACTGTTGCTGTGTCAATTTCATCTAAGGGAATGCCAGCACCATAACGCACACTTGTGGCATAATCCTGAAACACATCACCTGGGCGTGTAAGGCTGTTGTTGATATTAAATGTCAGTGTTGGTAAGCCAGTGACACCTTTGTCTTGTTTGTAGTTGATTTCAACAATGGCAAACACAAGGCCACTCATTTTATAAGAGCTGTCCCAACCAATCATTTTGTTGTAAGCAAGTGAGTTGTCCCAACCTGAGAATGGCGTGCTACTGTTACCATCATACAACCAAACACGCACTAGGCCATTAAGGTTATCACTTACGGTGTCATTTTCACTATCAACACTTTTAACAGTTTTGATTACTTTACTTTTGTCTGTGGAATCAAATACCAGTTGTTCGTCATTCCAATAAATGTTGCTTAACTCACCACCAAAGCCTGCTGTTCTAGCACAGGTAAAAGAACCTGATTGTGTTTTCTCACTTAGAACCAAGCAATAGGTCATTGTTTTATTTTCATTGCCTATGTTGGCATCTGTAATGATACCATTGGCAAACGCACTGCCATATAACACTGGAACATAGTTGGAACTGGCTGGAGGAAGTTGAACCCTGCCGCCTTGATCACCGGGTTGGTTACGTTGAGCATTACCATTGATGGTTCTACTGACAACATAACTGGCTCCAATAAGTGCTATTGAACCTACAACTGTTGCTGTTGCTCCAACAAAACCAAGAAACTCACCAATCGCTAACGCTACACCTGCTTGTGGCATATTATTCTCCTATTATGTACTGGGATTCATAAAACTCAAATCCCTGTTTGCTAAAATCTATATCCTTTGTTGTATTGGCTCTGCCAATACTATAACTAAAAATCTCACCTCGTGATCGTTTATCTTCAGCGCATTGTTTGTATTTAATCAATAGCTTGCCACCTACACTTGTGCCACGAAGTTCTGGCTTAACCCACCACAGCAATTCTTGTAGTCTAAGTATTTGTGGTTGCCATAAGTCTGGGTTCTTGGCACTGATTAAAAAGCCCTGTAAGTTTAGATCCTGATCTTCAGCAATCAAACACACGCCACTTAGTCTACAATAATCCAAGACTCGATTCACATGTGTTAAATCATAATCTGCTGACATGTGACTCTGACGCTTTGACTCTGCCCTAAACAATTTCATTGCTTCATGAATCTTGGGATAGTCATGTCGTGTTATGTGTCTGATCATTATGGCTGTTCTACAGGTGTTTCTTGTTGAACTGCGCTTCGACCATTTGAGGTTGTCTTGGCTGTGTATGGCTTGCCAAAGTCAAAACTGCTGTTGTGTAGTGTCAATACACGATCTAGACTTGGATCATTGACGATGCCTGACGCACCTGCTCCCAATTCATCATAATAAATTTTATAATCACTGGGATTGGTTCTGCGTCCTGCTTTCTTTCTACCCAGCACACCCATGCTACTGCTACATTGTAAGGTAATGGTGTAATAACTATTGGCCTTGTTGTATTGGCTTAGATCTAAGTCTTCAGCAATGTTGTAGTTTGTGACCATGCCCGAGAATCTACGGAATACGGAGGTGCCTGAGACTTGTGTTTGATTGCCATTGGGATTAAAGAACACACGATGAATAGCAATGGGGCTGCCTTTGATTTGTGCGTCCAACACGGTTTCAACATAGCTGTCATTGATACCAGTTAACACAATACTGAGTTCTGCTTCAGTATTGGTCAGGCTATCAGTAATGTCACTGACTCCCAACAAGCCATTGGTTGTTGCGTAAGTGTGCCCAGCATATTGAATATCACAAAATGCTGTTGTGTAATACAAGGGAACCATGACTCCTGATCCATTGACAATTTCAATATCAATCAACAAGGCATGTTCAATGGCCTGTGCTGTTACTGGTGCTATCACGTTCATAATACTACCTCTGTTAATTCAAAATCACCTGAGAATGTGACTAATCTGTCTCCATTGACACCTCTTGTAGGCAAGTTAGTGGCAATGACTCTATAGGAGCAGTTCTTGCCCACATAAATGTTTTGTCCAACTAGGCTAGCATCAGCAATGATGCCTCTATTGACAGCAACACTGACAACACTGCCTGAGCCACGCAATATGGTACTGCTGACCACATAAGGATATCTGCTGTTCTTGGGTTGAATAATATCACCTGCGTAAAACAGCACTGCTGTGCTACTTAAACCACTGATGGCACCTGTAAATGCCAAGTTGATGACATTGCCTGTGTAGCCACCTATGGTAAACAAGCTCTCGGCATTGGTATAACCAGGTGCTCCACGATAGTCCACCAACCATGATTGTCCTGCTACATTGCCCAGTTTAACTGCGGCTTCAGTATGACGGTCTGTGACATACAATTGTTCTAGTGTGGTTCTCACATCAACATAACGCATGCCTGAACTGGGAGTTATTGTAAACTTAAAAGGTCTATTGCTGTTGCGTACTGCTGTAATAATCTTTTGATTACGACTAATTGTTTGTGCCACAATAGGCGCACGTTCAAATTGAATTGCTTCTGCTGTGTCTATGATATATTGAAGACTCATAGTCTACTCCTTAATGGTAAATTTCTACGACCACGCTCACTGACACCAAAGATAAACTCTGGGTCACTGGCCACTAATGATTTAAAACTTGCCGCATCCACTGCTTGAATGTTGTATGTGACTTGTGTGGCAGTTGCGGTTGCGCCAGGGTTAGGTATAATAACTCCTGCTCCACGGGGCGTGAACATTTCAGGGCCTCGTTCGCCCACCATGTAACTCTTGCCTCCCATGACAGGACCACCTGCGGCCTTGCCACCACCAAAGCCAAAGAAACTACCAATGGCACCAAATATGTTGCCACCACCTGAACCACCCATGCCCAGTAAACTACTGAATATGTTTTTGACTTGACTCTTGGTAAACTCAGCAATTAGGCTGTTGGCCAAGTCTTTGAAACTCAACTTGCCTGTTTTAACAAAGTTAACAATGGCATCTTCTACACCTGATGTGAATGTTGTAAAGTATGTCTTGGCTTGTTCTGCTGAATTTTGTGCGGCATTTTTGTAGTTGGCAAATGCTTCATCCCAACCTGTGCTCCAACTTCTGCTGAGTTCAAGATTGGCCAGTTGAGCATCTGTAATTGTTTTATAACCTTCAGCAATGGCATTCAAACCATCTGCCAATTGCTGGCTTTGCTCTGCTGTTAGTCCATCACCACCATCTTCAAATGCTTGGGCAAATGCTCTACTGGCTTCAAGACCTGCTTTGCGATTTGCTTCAGCAATGGTCATCATTTGCTTTTGTAAATCGCCTTTGCCTGCTAGACTACCTTCAAAGGCCACATCTTGTCCTGCTCCAATGATACCTAATCGAACATTACTCAAGGCTTCTTGTACACGTTGTTGTGCTTCCATGGCCTTGGTCATGTTTTCAATATCTTGTAAGCGTGCCTTTTCAATCATTCTGGCACCTTGTAGTTGATCAATATACTTGACCATCTGTGTTGCTTGAGTAGTTTCAAGTTTTTTAATTCTTGCTATTTCAGCATCAATGGCACCAACATTGGCTCTTTGATCTTCTGTGCCTTGACTCCACTCTTTTCTCTTGTCAACTAGACCCTGAATAGTTTGCTTGGTCTTATCATACATGTCTTCCAAGGCTTGAACTTTTTCACGCTGGTCTTCGGTCATAGTGACCATTTCTTTTGCTAGAGCCAAGTGTTGTAATTGAAGTATGTTATTGCGTTGGCTCTCATCACCAACTTTGGTAACCTCTTGACGAAGTTTAGCATAACGTTCATTTGTGGCCTTGAGAGCTTCTTGTTGCTCATCCCAGGCCTTTTTCATTTTGTCGCCTTGCTCTTGTTGTAGTTTTAGAGTTTCAGCATTGCCACCACGACCACCACCAACAGTGTCAGGGGCAGGTTTAATGCCTGCTAATTTCTTGCCTGCTTCAACAAGATCATTAAACTTTTTAACTACTGAATCAATGATATCAAAGTTAAAGAACTGCTTGCTCAAGAAGTTGACTGCTTCTGCTAGACTATAAATGATACCAACTATGCCAGTAAAGCGTAGGAACACACGGAACAAGATTGCCAATGAACCTATTAAAGCACCAAAGCCACTTGCGGCACTTGCGGCACCTGTGATAACTCTAGTCCACATGTTGACAAAACTGCCTAGGTCTTTTACTATGGCCATTACTGGTGCGGCCAACATGGCAATGGCACCACCAGCACCTCTAATGGCTGTTATACCTGCGTTGGCTGCTCCTGTGACCACAGCAACACCACGACCAAATGCCAAGTATGCGGCAATGCCTGCCACAATGGCTTTTATTAAACTGGCAAAAGCATCAGCACTGATATTAACACCTTTGACAATGTCGTTGAGTGGTTGAGCAACTTTCAACAGGGCTTCTGTTAAGTTGCTGAACTGGCGTTTCATGTTCTCACTGGCATCAGCACCTGATTTTAGTGCGGCAAC